GACTTGAGTGAATGACGTGGACATTATTACGCCTCCTTGCGCACGGCGGATCGGTCTAGGATTTTGGCGAGGTCTTCGCCGTTCAACATTGCCGCCGCACGGTCGTACATGCTCTGCCAAACTGGGATGCGTTCGTCGTTCTTCAGGAACGGCGTTGCCTCAACCAGCGTGCCATAAAGCAAGAGCTGCGGGGCGTATTCTGTAATCCAGTTCGTCTGCACGCTCTCGTCGAGCAATGGCGGCAGTTCGTAATACAGGATTTCGAATGGATATTCTGCGTCCGGTGTCGGCGCAAGCAGCCAGTGGCTGTAGTCATAGTCGCTGTAGAAGAGAGGCGTGCCTGTCTCCAGTGCGTTTGGCCAGTAGGACCGCAGGTATTCGTACACGCGGGCGAACAGGATTTTGCGGTCGTTCAACGTAGCGCCTGTGCCGATGTTGATTGACACCGTGTCGCGCCAGCGGTCGGGCTTTGCGTATACAGACTGACCCGCAGAGAGCGTGCCAGTCACGACGTTGATGAAGCCCTCGACCTTCAGCTCGCGGGCGATGCGGCGCTCGGCGAGGTTGATTAAACGTGGGATTTGCTCAAAGACAATCGGGTCGGACGCAAGCGTATTGCCGCGCTCAAGGTAGCGCTGCACGTCTTGTTTCAACGTCGTGAATGTCATCGCAGTGGCCATAACGTGCCCCTATATCAGATTTAGCGCATAATAACAGCCTTCGCCGCGACTGTCGAAGATATTGTTTACCCAGCGAGGAACTGCGCAAGCAGAGCGAAAAACGCTCCGAGAGCCGCCAGACCACCAGCCAACTTAGCCTTGGGGCCGAGGGCGGCCTTCTCTGCGCCGTCCATAGGCAGGATTTTGCCTACAGTTTTCTTGAGGATTGCCTTCTCGGCTTCCTTCTGGATTAGTTTCTTCAGATTAAGCATAATCGTTCTCCTTAGAGCCAAGTAGCATACTTCTTGGTTTTTAGTTTACGGTCTTCGAGGCCGTGTGTGCCCCCGTTGATCCGCTTCGTCAGTGCGAGGATTGCAGCGTCGTTGATGCCTTGGTCGCAGATGCCCCAGAGCTTGTTTGCGTCAAAGAACCACAAGGCGCTTTCGAAGCCGAGTTCGTTAGCGACGATGTCTGGGTTGTCCAAAATCTCCTGTTCGCGTCCGATGTATTTGCCAAACGCACGGTAGTTGTTCTTCCCGGTGAGTTGGAGCGGACCCCTGCCCCGGTATTTCCAGCCCTCGCCTGACGCTTCGTCACCATTACCCATACGGTTGGCATAGACGCGGTTGGCGATTTTCTGCGGCTGGCGCTCGTAAGCCTTGGCCAGCGCGTCGGTCGGAAAGTACTTCCCGAAGATGCCGCGCAGACCTTTCGCACCGTAGTTCAGGTTCTCGCTGAACGCCTTAAAGTTTCCGCTTTCATGCGCCGTCTGAGCGAAGAAGTGCGCGGCGCGGTTCTTGTTCAGCTTGAAATGGGCGCAGGCGGCTTTCAGTGTTCCCGGACCAAAAGCACCATCTGCATGGCATCCACATTTACTTTGAAGGTTTATAAGGCTCATTTCCCTGCACTCCGCCAATCTGGAAAGTCGTTTTCGTCAACCACGCCGTCGCCGTTGGCATCATAGCGCAGGTCGTTGCGATACTTTTCCCATGGCTCCATATCGTCATCATCGTCGTCTTCAGGCTCGTCGATAAAGACTGTGGCCTGCGGATCGTCGTATGCCTTTGGCGCTTCAGGCTGCATCTCTGGTGTCAGGTCCAGTGGGGCAGGCGGCACGGGTGCTGGTTCAGGTTCCGGCTCAGGGTCGTTGCGGTCTTCTGGTGGTGGCGGAACCAGCTCACCCTTCATGCCCATCAACGTAGCATAGGAGCCAGCCACAGCGCCAACAACCGAGGTCATGACGTATGACAGCAAGCCGAACACATCCTTGTTGTCGATGACTTCGTTCGACACGAACAGGCCCGCGATCATGGCAACGGTAATAGTGCAGATGACAAACGCCATCGTGCGGGCAGCCATGAGGAGCGCCTTGATGCGCGCATCCATTAATTTATCTTCCATCATCAGTCCTTTCCGGCCAGCGGGTTCGCCAGCGTCTTTTGAATACGTGCAGCGGTCTCGGTCTCAAGTTCCTTAATCCGACGCTGTTGGTCCTTATCCTGCTCGCGCAGTTGGTCGATGATAGCGCGCTGCATCGCCATGTTCTGCGCGTCGCTGTTCCGAACGCTGCTCGACACCGCGTCAACGGTCTGGCGCGTTGCCCCCACGCTGCTAGAAATCGAGCCGGTCAGGTAGTTAAGCGCCTCGCTATTACCTTTGGTCAGACGTTCGACGCTCGTGACGCGCTCATCCAATACCGAGATGCGGCTCTCGATGTCAGACAGGTCTGGCGGCACATAGGCAGCGGTCACTTCCTTCATGGTCAAGAACTGCTGATACACTTGGAAGCCAGCCCAGAGGCCGCCGACAATGGTCGATATAGCCGCGAAGATAATGGCAATCTTGCCACTGCTCAGGCCACCAATCTTAAAACTGAAGCCGCTCTCGTCGAAAGAGACCTTTGGCTCCTCATCTGTACTGCTCATCTACCATCTCCTGCCATCGGGCATCATTCGTCTGCATCAGTCGATACAATTCAAAGTTTGCGTCTTGCAGCCTACGTCGGCTGTATATATCACGAACTGCGTAAAAGTCAGCCCTATCTTGTAGGGATGCTTGTGTATACGCAGCGAAGCCCGGAACAGCCCCCATTTCCGAAATCGTTTCGCCCTGACCCTCGGACATGCCACTTTCGGATTGCGGCGCATTTCCGCCAGAGGGCGCAGGCGGGGGCGAACCGAGGCCCAGAGCCTCGAACGTGTTGGCCATAGACATCGGGCTGCCTGCCGAGATTGCCATGTCCAACGGCGACGCGCTTTGCGCCACTGATATCGTTGGTCCTATAGAAAGTGCCCCGCCGAACGTAGTGTCGAAGCGCATCTGTGTGGTGAACGCACCGGATGACGAGGCATCCTGCGTTTCCTGCATGAAGCTGACTTGCGTCTGTATACCGCTCTGCGCTTCCTGCATGGTGCCATCTTGCTGCTGCGCGCTGTCTTCGAAGTCTGCGCCAACTGCGGCCAGCGCAGCGACTTCATCAGGGTCCAACCGCTCGGCTTCGTCGGCCTCAGCCACACTGGCCTCTGCGTCAACTTCTTCTGTGGCAGCTTCAGGCTCTTCCGCGAGTGCTACGGCCTCGGCGGCCTCCACGACTTCCTCGGCCCGTTCTAGAGCGGCTTCGGCAACCTCTTGCACCTGCTCTACTTGCTCCGGCTCAAGCTCAACGCTTTGCTCCACGGCTTCGGTAACGGCAGCCACAGGGTCAGGTATCGCGTCTACGGTGGTTGGTGGGCAGGTTGGGTCCATGGGCGTCACGTTACAATCAACCGCCACGACCTCTGGCTGAGGCGCAATCCACGACAAGAGGCCCGACTGGTTCTGGAGGAACTGCGCGTTGCGACCGTAGAAGAGCGGGATGTTATCATCCGCAGTGGGGCCGGTAAGACCCGCAGTAAAGTCGCGCCGACCGGAGAAGCCCAGATTGCCGAAATTCAGTTGTATCTTACCGTCGGCAAAGAGGCCAATCTCGAAGGTGCTGCTGTTGTTCGTGCCATACTCGTTCACGCCATACCAGCCGAATAGGATCGAGCCGTCGTCGCGGCGATAATATGGGTTGCCAGTGTAGCTGATTAGGTCTGACCAGTAGGCGTAGATCGTGTTGCGCTGCGCCATTTCGATAGGCTGACCATTGCAGCACAGATGCGCGCCGCTCTGAAACGATATAAAGCCGTTGGAGGACACCCACGCGTCGGTGAACGTCTGGCCCCAATATTCAAACTCAAAGCCAAGGGCTACGTTCCGCGTGCCGTCATCGCCTAAGTTGAGAGGCGTCATCGTCGTGGGAGCGCCGAGGATTTGCGGCGGGATGAGCGCAGGCTCGTAGGTCTGCGCAGCCGCAGATGTGCTGACCAGCAATGCAGCCAGTAAAGAGATTAGACGCTTAGTCTGCGTCGGGGCGGCGGTCAGCATTTTCTTCCCATGCCGCTGTTGCAGCCTCGCCGATTTCACCCATGAACGGGCAAGGTGTGCCAGCCATTTCCATTGCCCTGAAGACGCGGGTGTCTTGGCACAGGAGGCTCACTGCGGCAACGCGCATACCCATGTCGTACAAGGTCTTGGATAGCTTCATCCGCTCACAGTTCTGGTCGCGCACAGTGCGGCCAGCCGACAGGCCGATGATCTGCGTCTGCACCGCGCCTGACTGCCCAGTGGTGCAGAGGTCTTGGCTGTAGGACATCATGGACGGCGCAATGGCGCTGGGTGGTGGCGACTTGATGTTCTGATCGATAACCTGCCGATTGACGCTCTCGCTGTAGCTCTTGCTGTCGGACACGTTGACGTTGTTGTTCTGGTTGACGTTGCTCGCCGTGCTGTTGATCGTGCTGTTACTCGTGTCGATATTCCGGTTGGTGTTATCGGACTTGCTGTTCACGCTCTGGTTGATCGTGCTGTTGCTCGTGTCGGTGTTGATGTTCCGATTGGTATTATCAGACGTGCTGGCCGACGTATTCTGGTTGATATTCGTCATGGTGCCAGAGTTGATATTCTGGTTCACGTTCGTGCTGGTGGTCGTGTTGTTATTGTTGTTCGTCATCGTGCCAGAATTGACGTTCTGGTTGAGGTTCGTATTGGTTGACGTGCTGGTGGAGGTGTTGTTGTTGGTGTTGGTGTTGGTGCTGGCGGACGTATTTGTGTTGTTCGACGTGCTATTGGTGGTCGTGTTGTAGATATACTCCGTCGGAGCCACCGATACCGGCGCGGTCTGCGCGAACACGAGAGAAGCCGCGCTAGTGGCGGCCACAAAACCAAACAGAAACCGTTTCATCATCGATCCGCCTTATTATCCAGTTTGTCCTCAATCCGGCGGAGGTGCATCATCACCTCGTCGAACTTCTTGTCGATGGCGTTGAACTTCTCGTCACCAAAGCCAAGACGCGCCTCAAGCAACGTCAGACGGCTGTTGAGGTTCACCCATACGGTTATCAGGCCCCCGATAAAGGTCAGCACGGTCACGAGGGTATTGATGTCGAAGTTCATTTCAAGTTCCGTAGCTTATACACCGCCGACAGATACACTTCTGTGACACCGTCAATTAAATTAGCCACTGCGCGGTTGCCCTGACAGATGTCTTCGTGATGCTCTTCAATCCATGCCGCGTCGGCCTCAAGCAGCTTCAGCACGTCGCGTTCAGACACATCGGGAGCGGGTATGTTCCCGATGATGCTGAACGCGCCTTGGTAGGCTTCTACGAGACGGTCGATTGCGTCGATGACGTCGTCGTAGAAGCGGCCCAATGTCTTGTGCTTTGCGAAACTACCATCACCCTTGGCGCGCCAGTGCTCAAAGTGCGCCACGTTGCGTGCGTAGAACACGCGGCTGATGAGTTCCTCGATCATGTTACGCGCCGTTCGGGGCGAGCTGGGCGTTTGCCTGCTCCATGATCTTGCGCAGCATCGGGTCGGCTATCTTGTGTGGCAGCTCCTGCAATGCGGCGAGGACGAGGTTTATGTCGTTGACGGCCAGTTCCAACTTTACAACTGGCTCCTGTGGCGCAGCCTGCGCCTGATTGTCTACGTCGAGGTGGTCTAGTTCTTTATTCATAGTCTGTCTCCTTTGATTTAACTAGCGGGTGGTGTTGGGGTCGGGGTTGGTTCATCCCACGGGAAATCGCCATTAGGGACTTCCACTACTGGGTCTTTGATTAGCGCAATCTGCTTGTTGATCTGCGCATCGACGTGCTCCTTGTACGAGCCGACAACGACGGCTTGTATCCAACCGATTACGTCAGCCTCGGTTAAATCTTCATAGGGGATGAACGTAGCAGGGTCTACGGTCGTGAGCGAGAACGGCGTAGCGCCGCTGAACGTGCCACTGTCGCCGTCTTCATCCGTGCCGGTGCAGGTCCATGTGGTCTGCACGACGACGTTGTCGATGTCGAGAGCGACATCTGTGGTTTTCTTCAGGGACGTTACCGCCCAAGTGTACGTAAGTGCCATATTTACTTTCCTTCCAATTCGGCCACGCGGGCTTCGAGTTCCTTGATTGCTTCTATTAATACACCAACAAGGTTACCATAAGCAACAGAGAGCGTGTCGTCGTCACCCGTGCCTTGATGGACCACTTCAGGTATAACTTCCAACATCTCCTGCGCGATGACACCGACGTTACGTTTCTCAGTGTCGATGCGGGTATACCGCACGCCGCGCATTTTACCGACGAGACCAAGCGCGTCACCAATGGTCTCAACGTCCTTCTTGAGGCGAGCATCTGAATATGC